GCAAAGAATATATTATCTTCTTGCTCTGTTGAAGAAGAGTTTAATCAAGATGTAGGCATCTATGATCTCAATGAGTTCTTAAATGTATTATCTCTTGTTGATCAACCTAAGCTTGACATGGAAGAAAAATGGGTCACAATAAGCGATCAAACTGGTCGGTCTAAGATAAAGTATTTCTTTACTGATCCTGAAATGCTAACCTCACCAACAGAAAAGATGATACAAAATGCTGGTAACATGGAAAGCTTTGAAATTAGTTTTACTCTAGATAATGATACATTGAACAAGGTAAAGCGAGCAGCGAGTGCACTTGGACATACTAGCATGAAAGTAGAAAGTAAAGACACAGACGGAGTTGTACTCATGGTCTTTGATACTGAAAATCCTACTTCTAATACGTTTTCTATTGATGTACCTGGTCAAGGCCAAGGTGAAGGTCAATATGTAATCAATATAAGTAACCTTAAGATCGTTCCCGGAGATTACGATGTAAAGATATCAAATAAAAATATCTCTAATTTTATACATAAAGAAAAGCCTATTCAATACTGGATTGCACTTGAAAAATGAGGACATTATAAATGAAAAAGAAAATAAAAACAGTTGACGATATAATTGAAGTTGATGGGGTTAGTAGCTCAGAAGATACACCAAATACTTTAAGTCCTATTATAGATCTCGCTAATAGATCATCTCGTAGTACTATCGCAGTTATTGATACTGTTGTACAACGTGGTGGTTTTCGTGGCGAAGAGTTATCGACTATCGGCCAACTACGTGATCAATGTGTACAAATTGTAGCACTTGCTGAAACTGAAATACAGAATATGGCACAAGAATAAGTGTACATCTGTTCCCATATATGATATAATATTATTACACTACTTGAAAATGGAACACAATGAATAGAAATAAATTCTTATGGGTCGAAAAGTACCGGCCAACTAAACTACATGATATTATTCTTCCGAATAGTCTCAAACAATCATTCCAGAATATGCTAGATGCCGGTGAATTGCAGAATATGTTGTTCACCGGTACAGCTGGTCTTGGTAAGACTACAGTCGCCAAAGCTCTCTGTAACGAGATGGCTGTTGATTACATTATAATCAATGGCTCTGAAGAAGGTAACATCGACACTCTTCGTGGTAAGATAAAACAGTTTGCATCAACAGTATCGCTGTCTGGTGGCAAGAAAGTTATCATACTCGACGAAGCTGACTATCTGAATCCACAATCAACTCAACCTGCATTACGTGGGTTCATTGAGCAATTCTCTGATAATTGCCGATTCATTCTTACATGCAACTTTAAGAACCGTATTATCGAACCGTTACACTCACGATGTGGTGTATATGAATTCAATACAACTAAAACAGATCTTGCCCAACTATGTGGCAAATTCATGGATCGTGCTGCTAACATATTATACGAAGAACAAGTATCTTTTACAAGTAAAGTTCTTGCTGATGTTATATCTAAGCATGCACCTGATTGGCGTCGTATTCTTAATGAACTACAGAGATGCAGCATCAATAATAAACTTGATGAGAGCATCGTAAACATAGGTGACTCTAATCAATATAATGAACTATTATCGCATTTAAAGCAAAAAGATTTCAAGAAAATGCGTGCTTGGGTGGTAAATAACATTGACGTCGATGCGTCTGCTATATTCCGTGGCATCTATGATCGTATGATTGATAATGTTAAACCAACTAGTATTCCACAGCTCGTGCTGATACTAGCTGACTATCAATACAAGAATGCGTTTGTTGCAGATCATGAGTTGAATATAGTCGCATGCATGACCGAAGTAATGGCAAATGTGGAGTTCGAATAATGCTAACGTTATACACTCAAGATAGATGCGGATACTGTGACATCCTTAAAAAGAAACTAACTGGTTGGGGTCAACAATACGTTGAAGCCAACATAATGTATGACCAAAAAGGTAAAGAGCTATTAAAGCTTGCTGGTCATAAAACTGTCCCTCAGCTATACTACGATGGTAGAGATATGATACAAGGTGAGAGCACTACTCTTACACAAGATCTACTTATCGAACGTATGGATGAATCATGGGGCGAAAGACCGGAGTTATCGTTTTGAATCCATTCGAATACCTTAACTCAATCAACATGACTAAGAAAGATATCATGGTTGATGACATTGCAGAGAAAGCATATCTTCCATATATGGTCAATAGATCTCTATCATACTTTAATGATACAGTTCTGATGGCAAATGAGATGAATACTAAACACCACCTCGATAATAGGCTGCAATATTCATTTCTTATAAATATAGTCAGGAAGCGAAAGCGCTTTTCAAAATGGAACAAACCTGAACTAGAAAATGATATCGACGTGGTTAAAGAATATTATGGCTATAGCAATGAAAAGGCTCGCCAAGTTTTACCGTTACTCTCATCTTCACAGCTTTCAGAGTTAAAGATAAAGGTGAATAAAGGTGGAAGAACAAAATAATATAGAGTGGACTCCAGCGACTATGCTAGAAGTTACACTGAACGAACCTGACGATTTTCTCAAAGTGAGAGAGACACTTACACGAATAGGTGTTGCATCCCGTAGAGACAAAAAACTATTCCAATCATGTCATATACTACATAAACAAGGAAGATACTTTATCGTCCATTTCAAAGAACTATTCCTATTAGATGGAAAAAAATCAAACTTTGAATTAAATGATCTAGAGCGCAGAAACACTATCACAACACTCTTAAGTGATTGGGGACTAGTGGCCATGGTTAAAAGAGAAACACTTGAGTGTGCTCCATTACGCCAGATTAAGATCATACCATTTAAAGAAAAAGATCAATGGGAGCTTTGTCCTAAATATAATATTGGAAAAAAAGCTACTATTTAAGGAATATCAGAATTAACTGATATAAATAACCGTGCATGCGGCATACGCCGGTGCATATTACTATCTTGCTTTTCACAAAGGAGAAAAAAATGACAGGCATACACACATTCTTCCCCCGTAGTTCATTCGTCGGATTTGATCATTTATTCAAAGAACTTGAATATACGACCAAACATTCGAACGATCACTACCCTCCACATAATATAGTAAAAATCAGTGATGAAGCATTTCTCATTGAACTTGCTGTGGCCGGATTCAGTGAGGACGAACTGGAAGTAGACGTCAAAGAACGTACACTTACAGTCAAAGGGGATCATATTACTAAAGGTAGAGAGTTCATTCATCGCGGTATATCCACGAAGAAGTTTAGACGCACCTTCCGGCTGTCCGAATACGTAGAAGTACACGGAGCAAATCTCGTGGATGGAGTCCTAGCAATAGACTTGAAGATCGTCATCCCAGAAGAAATGCGTCCTCGCAAAATTAACATTGGTAACAGCGAGGAAACCAAACATGACACACGTCAGCAACTTAATGAAAAACATACTTAGGGCTTTAACCTGGGTTGGTCGATCAATAAAAGAAGGTAGACAACGTTCTGCTAATATGGAAATAGCTAGGATGTTACAAGAAACTGAATATCGTAATGAATCAGTTTATACCGTATACGCTGCATTAAATCGTCAAGATTTACGCAGTATCAGCAAATACCCTTCATGATTAAACGATTAATTAAATGGTTCAAGTTTCCTTCAATAGATCTTCACGAAGAGTACCTATCGAAATCAGTAGATATGTGCGACCTGGAGAGAAGGTTAGAAAAACTAAGATATAAATCACACATGGTGTGGTAATATAAATAAACGGGTAGACTGTAATGGTCTACCCATTAATTTCACAAAATCAAAAATAAATGTTTACATGTATCTAAATTCGTGATATAATAATAATATCACAGGAGATTATATGAGCTTTTATACCAATGTTACAAAGCTAGGTAATTCTATTCTCTATCGAGGATACAATGACTACGGCGAACCGATAACACACAAGTACAAATTCCAGCCTACTTTCTACGTACCTACGCGGGAAGAAACAGACTGGAAAGCCTTGGATGGTACACCACTGATGCCTATGGAATTCGACGATATGAAGTCTGCTAAAGATTTCTATGATCGTATGAAGAATACAGCCGGCACTAAAATCTATGGTAACGAACGATTTGTACAGCAGTTCATTACAAATAAATTTCCTAAAGAAATAAAGTTTAAGAAACGATTAGTTAATATCGTAAATCTTGATATTGAGGTTGCATCTGACGATGGCTTTCCAAGCCCTGATGTTGCTGAGCATCCAGTTATTTCTATAGCATTAAAGAGTAGTAAGTCTAGTATCTATCAAGTATGGGGTCTTGGTGATTATACACCTGCCGAAGGTGCACCAGTACAGT